AGACTGACTTAAAACAATAATAGTATTGTTTAATCCCCGATAAATAGATTATCGGGGATTAATTATGGCTACTGATATTTTATCTACACCAACTAATTTAACAGAAGAACAACTCAAAGAAGCGTTATTTGATAACTTACGACTTCGTTTGGGTGATGGCATTATAGACCTTGAACTGGATCCTCAACATTATGAGGCAGCGTTCAATTATGCTATTAAAATGTACCGTCAACGTGCGCAAAATAGCACAGTTGAATCATATACATTAATGACCGTTGTTAAAAACGTGTATGAATATACATTACCACAAGAATTTATAAATGTAAGATCACTCTTTAGAAGAACCGTTGGGTTAGAAACAGGTCCTAGCTCAACAGCATTTGATCCATTTAGTAGTGCTATTCTAAACACCTATTTGTTGAATTATAACTATACAGGTGGTATGGCTACATATGATTTTTATGCCGGATATGTAGAATTAGCAGCACGTATGTTTGGTGGCTATGTAACTTATACCTTCAATCCTGTTACCAAATTACTAAAAGTAACAAGAGACTTTAAGGGAACCGGAGAAAGAATATTAATTTGGGCAGATGTTCAACGTCCAGTTATAGAACTATTACAAGATCCGGGTGCAGGTGTTTGGATAGGTGACTTTACACTGGCAGTATTAAAAGGAATTATTGGTGAGGCACGTGAAAAATTTGCTAGCATTGCCGGGCCGAGTGGTGGTACAAGTCTTAATGGCTCTCAGATGAAGGCAGATTCTAAAGCTGATATGGAACGCTTAATAGAAGATTTGCGTAGATATCAGGACGCCAGTCAGCCCTTGACATGGATACAAGGTTAAAATGAAAATATCTGAACTTTTGATAGAGGGACAAATAGGTCCTCATGAAAATAAAGAATTAGAATTAATGCTTGCTGGACAAAAACCTGCAGCCTTTGTAGGTTCTATTACCGCATTTAAGCCTTATATAAAAGATAAAAAAATATCTTTGGTAGGGAAAGGTTTGGGTTTTGCAGGTTCACCGGTGTATTATGTTACCTTACCCGGCGAAGAATGGCGAGGCAGACAGTTAATTAATGTGGTATCTAAATTAAAAAAATTACCTTTCGGTAGTCCTAAAACAAAACCCTATCATGCTAAAATGGGATTATTATTGGGCTATCCAAAAGAAGATATTAGGCACTTTTTACAAACACGATTTAGATAATAGTCATATATTTATCTTATCCTGTTCTCATAAATAAATGTATGAGTCAAGAAATTTTCCTACAAAACAAATATACCAAGTGGTATTACTTTATTATCAATAGAGCGATATCTAGGGGTCATATTGAACCTAACGAACAACATCATATCATACCAGAATCATTTTTTGTAAATCGCAAAAGAAAAGGAAGTCCGGGTATACTAGAAGGTAATGCGGATGATGTTACAAACTTAGTATGGCTAACTCCCAGAGAGCACATAATATGTCATCAACTTTTGACTAAAATGACAACAGGATCTTTAAAAACAAAAATGTATAATGCACTTCATATGGTTTGTATATCTAGTAGTAACCAACACCGAACTGTAAAATTAACATCCAGACAATACGAAAAAATTAAATTAGAATTGCGAAATAGATTATTAGGTAAAACTTATGAAGAAATATACGGTCAAGAAAAAGCAAAGATGATGAGAGTTGAAAAATCAATTGCTAACACAGGAGACAAAAATCCTTTCTACAAAAAACAACATTCCGAGAAAACTAAACAAAAAATGTCCATTAATGCTAGTAAACCAAAATCAGATGCATGGAAAAAAAGCGCATCTAAAAACAGAAAAGGGAGAACGCCACACAATAAAAATAAAACTTTTGAAGAATTGTATGGAAAAGAGCGTGCAGCCGAACTAAAAAAGAAAGTTGCAAATGTAGGTGAGAAAAATGGTTTTTACGGAAAAAAACATTCAGAAGAACAACGGAAAAAAAGAGTGCCGAAAAACTTTCATCGCCTAAATTAAAATGTTATTATTGTAAAAAGGAGGTAGATCATATGAATTATTCTAGGTGGCATGGAGATAACTGTAAACATAAGGAAAATAAATGATTGTTGGGGTATGTGGTTTGATCGGATCCGGCAAGGACACGATTGCAGATTATCTTTGCCTACAACATCAATTTAAGCGTGTAAGTTTTGCCGCAAGTCTTAAAGATGCGGTAGCATCAGTTTTCAATTGGAATAGAAATCTTCTAGATGGACTCACACCAGAAAGCCGTCAATGGCGCGATCAAGTAGACCAATGGTGGGCAGATAGGTTAAATATACCACATTTAACACCGAGATGGGTATTACAGTATTGGGGCACAGAAGTTTGCAGGAATGGATTTCATCAGGATATTTGGGTAGCTAGCGTAGAAAATAAACTTAGAAATACAACTTCTAATGTTGTGATCACCGATTGTAGATTTATCAATGAAGTAAACGCAATTAAAAATGCTGGCGGAATAACAGTTAGAGTAGAGCGTGGTTTAAGACCATCGTGGTATGATATCGCAGTTACCATGAATACTAGTAATAACCAATCAGAAGTTAATATTGCTAAAAATAAACTTATAGAACAAAATGTACATGCCAGTGAATATAGCAGTGTTGGGTTAGATTACGATTACTATATCAAGAATGATGGATTAATATCTGATTTACATAAAAAAATCGAATCAATAATCAACTTGTAAATCTCCCCTTTTCCAGGTAATTTCTTTACGTTTTACAACCTCAACACAATTTAGACATATAGACCTCAGATTACTATAATTAGTATTTCTGAGGTTTCCGTCTATGTGAAAAACGATCATTTGTGTGTGATATAATGATCTAAATCCACAAATATCACATGTGGATTTTTTGGTATAACCTGCCTTCTCCCAATTGGATTTTGTTGGTCGTTTTTTAATCTTTTTACTACCACATTCATTACATATACTTCTATAATGAGTTATGTTATTCCTAACATAATTTATTGCACAGAAGTTTTTATTACACTGTTTACAAATAGGTCTGATTTTGGACATGATAATATTTATTGTGCCTTCGAAGGTACCGAAAATACCGTAACCAGTCATTTTTTACAACTTACGCTAAATAATATAAAGCAATACAGGTTGTAAACCTCACAATTTTACATTAAAGGAAAAATAAAATGGCAAGGTATCATACTGTCTATAAGACAGTAAATTTGATAAATGATAAATTTTACATAGGGAAACATTCAACCGATGATTTGGAAGATGGTTACCTTGGCAGTGGATTATTGATTCAACATGCAATTGAACTATATGGAAGAGAAAATTTTGACAAAGAAATATTGCATCTAACGGAAACAGCAGAACAGGCATCTTTTTTAGAAAAGGAATTAGTCACTCAAGATTTACTTAACAATCCACAATGTTACAATCTAGCATTGGGTGGCGTAGGTGGAAATCTAGGTGAATTTGTAAATCGTAAGATTGGGGAAAAAATGTCAGCCTTGTTAAAAAATATATCCAAAACAGAAGCACACAAACAAGCACTACGAAACGTTTGGAAAGCCAAACAATACTCCGTCCCAAAAGAAGTTCGTGAAAAAATAAAAAACACTATCAAACTAACTTGGGCAGGAATGAGCAACGAAGAACGCAAATTGAAGTGCGGCCATCCAGGAGAATTAAATGGGTTTTATGGAAAAAAACACACACAAAAATCAATGGATAATATGATTGCAAATCTACCTGACAGATCAGGTAAGAACAACCCAAGAGCAAAAAAAGTAACATTAAATGAAGTTACTTATGATACCCGCAATGATTGTATGAAAGCGTTAGGGCTTTCTAAGCGTCAACTATATAAATTATTAGGAGAAAAACAATGAGTCTTGCAAGCCCAGGCGTAGAAGTAACAATTACTGACCAAAGTCAATATCTTCCTGCTCCACTAAATTCAATTCCGCTAGTAGTGTTTGCTACAGCATCTAACAAAGCAAATCCAAATGGTACTGGAGTTGCACAAGGAACAACTGCTGCAAACGCAAATAAGTTGTTCAGAGTTGTAAGTCAACGAGATTTAGTAACTCTTTATGGTAAGCCTTTTTTCTATACTACTACAAATGGTACTCCTATTCAGGGTTACGAATTAAATGAATATGGATTATTAGCTGCATATTCTGCATTGGGTATCGCAAATCAGGTATTTTGTTTACGTGCAGATATTGATTTGGCAAGCTTAGTTGGACAAACAGGAAGACCAACCGGTGAACCACTTGACGGTACATTTTGGTTAGATACAACACAAAGCACATGGGGTATTTTTGAATGGAATAGTACAACAAGTAACTTTGCAGCAAAAACACCAATCGTTATTACTGACAGTGATCTTATGTCTGGTGGATTGCCTATAGCTAGTTTAGGGGCAATTGGTGATTATGCAGTAGACAGTATACAAACATACGCTGCGCCAAATACTACACAAGCAAAACAATTTTTTTACAAAAATAGCACAGGAGCTTGGGTAGCATTTAATAGTGCAGACTGGTATAAAAGTTGGCCTACAGTTCAAGGTACACAATCTAATCCAACACTTACACCTGGCAATACATTTAACATTACTTTTGCTGGTGTAACCGCAACTATTACAGTAGCTAGTGCTCCTAATAATATAGTAAGTGTAGTAGCAAATAGCATTAATAATTTAGGATTTGGAACATTAACTGCTGGTGTTGTCGATGGTAAATTGCAAATATTTTCGTCAAGAACACAGCTTGCAACACAAGTACGCAACATACAAATAACTGCTGGTACAGGCACAGTTTTAAGTGATTTGGGTATCAATGCCGACACATATAATCAGCCAGCAATATTCTGGGGTACCTCAGCACAACAGCCATTGTGGTCAAGTAGTCAAACTACACCAAGACCAACTGGTTCAGTTTGGGTAAAAGTAGGTGCAGCAGGAAACGGTCTTAATTCTGTAATGTCAGAATATGACAGTACTATTTCATCTTTTGAACCAAAGACTTTAAGCTATAGCACTAGTGACTTTGGTGCCATTGCATCTCTTGATAGTACGGGTGGTAAAGCTATTCCTGCAAATACAGTATATGCACAATATGCATTTTACAATGAATTTTTTGGAGGCCCAGTTTATTACTGGAAACGTTTAGCTACAGGTCCTACTGTCGTTACTGGTACAAATACCGATCCTGATTTTTCAACTGGTCCATATACATTCACCGTGCAAGTTTCATTGCCAGGAAGTAGTTCTATATCAACTTCATATACTGTTACATTAGCAGATGATAGTAATGGGCAAGATTTTGTAGATGCATGGAATGTTGCAGCAATACCATTTACAACATGTTCGTTGACAACAAGTGGGGCAATTCAGCTTGTACATACAGAAGGTGGTGTAATATTAATTGATGATAATTTATCAACTGGTGTTTCTAGTGGATTATTAGCAGAAGCTGGATTTGTAAATGGTTCTACAACTGGTGTTAAGTTGGGAACTTTCAAAACAGCTACATTTACTCCCCCTGCCACAGCAATATCCCCATCTACTGGCACAAATTTAGTGCCTAATATATCAACAGAAGCTGGTATATATTTTATAGATCAAACAACTTTTACAAATGCAGGAAGTGGGTATGCTGTAGGTGACCAAGTTAGAATTTTAGGAACAAGCTTAGGTGGTGCATCACCAGCAAATGATTTAATTTGCGAAGTTACGTCAGTATCAAGTGGGGCAGTAACAGGACTAACATATGTTTCAGGTGTTGCAGTAGCAAATTACAATACTTTATTGAGTAATTGGGTTGAATTTGATTTCACCGCAAATGAGGGCGCACCAAATACTGCTCCAACCAATGGTACAAATTGGTTCTTTAGTGTTGTAGATGAAGTAGATATAATGGTTAATACTACCGGCGGCTGGAGGGGATACCGTAATGTAGATTACGATACTAATGGTTTCCCAAAACCAAGTGGCACAAACCTTACAGATCCAAATGGTCCTATTGTAAGCGCAACAGAACCAACTACTCAAAGTGATGGAACAGCATTAGAATATGGTGATCTATGGGTAAGCACTGGCGACCTAGAAAATTATCCAATTATTTTTAGATGGCAAAGTGTTGATGGTGTAAACAAATGGGTATTGATCGATAACACCGATCAAACTAGCAGTTCAGGTATTTTGTTTGCTGACGCACGTTGGGCAACTAATGATACAACAAATCCAGCAAACGATCCTATACCAACAATTCAATCATTACTAACAAGTAACTATTTGGATTTAGATGCACCTAGCAATACGTTGTATCCAGTAGGTATGATGTTATTTAATACACGCCGTTCAGGTTATAACGTTAAGCAATATCGTGTAAATTATTTTAACAGTGATCGCTTCCCTGATGAGGCACTACCGACCGAACAAGATGCATGGGTTTCAGTAAGTGGATTACAATCTAATGGTGCACCATATATGGGTCGCAAAGCACAAAGAGCAATGGTTGTGCAAGCATTACGTAGTGCAATTGATACAAACACTGCAATTCGTGATGAAGATAACTTCTTTAATTTGTTAGCAACACCTAACTATACTGAATTGCAACCTAACATGATTGTACTAAATGCAGATCGTGGCGAAACAGCATATATTGTTGGTGATACTCCAATGGGATTACCAGACGATGCAACAGCTATTCAAGCATGGGCTACAAATGCAGCAGGTGCAACAACTACAGGTGAAGATGGCTGTGTAACTAGAAATACATATTTAGGTTTATTCTATCCTAGTGGATTAGCACCAGACTTAGATGGAAATCTTGTTGCAGTACCTTCAAGCCATATGATGCTAAGAACATTCTTACGCAATGATAATATTGCTTATCCTTGGTTAGCGGCAGCAGGTACTCGCCGCGGTATAATTGAAAATGCAACAAACATTGGATATCTAGATAGAACTACAGGTGAATTCCAAACAATTAAAACACGTATTGGTATTCGTGATGTATTATATACAAACTTTATTAATCCAATGGTATTCTTTACAGGTAATGGTTTATTGAATTATGGTAACAAAACAAGCTTTAATTCATCATCAGCACTTGACAGAACAAACGTTGCAAGATTAGTAGCTTATATTCGTCGCCAATTAACATTAGCCGCAAGACCGTTCATATTTGAACCAAATGATGCATTAACACGCCAAGAAATTTCAGGTGTAATTGAATCATTGATGGTTGATTTAGTTGCTAAACGAGGTATCTATGATTATCTTGTAGTATGCGATGAAAGTAATAACACTCCCGCTAGAATTGACAGAAATGAACTATGGGTGGATGTTGCAATAGAACCAGTTAAAGCAGTTGAGTTCATCTATATACCTGTAAGAATTCTTAATACTGGAGAATTAAGCCAATAAATGAAAGTACCCCTTAAGGGGTACTTTCAAATATAGATAAATAAATAAACAGGAGAAACAAAAATGGCGACAGCCTCACAATCATTGTTCAATATGACCGTAGCTAGTGATAATGCTGGCGGCAATCAAGGCTTATTAATGCCTAAACTTCAATATAGATTTAGAGTTCTTTTCTTAAATTTTGGAGTTGATACAACGGGCGGATTGAACTTAACAAAACAAGTAATTGATTGTTCAAGACCACAGGTAAATTTTCCAGAAATTACTATACCAGTCTATAACTCTACATTATATTTGGCAGGAAAACACCAGTGGAGCCCAATGTCAGTAAATATTCGTGATGATGCATCCGGAACAGTTGCAAGAGCCGTTGGCCAACAATTACAAAAACAATTAGATTTTGTTGAACAGGCAAGTGCAGCTACTGGTCAAGATTATAAATTTCAAACTAACATAGAAATTCTTGATGGTGGTAATGGTGCTAATGCTCCGGTTGTTTTAGAAACATGGGAATTATATGGTTGCTTCTTACAAAATGCCAACTATAATTCTTTGAACTATGGAACAAGCGATGTTGTAACAATATCCTTATCAATACGATTTGATAATGCTATACAGGCACCAATTGGTAGTGGTGTTGGTACAAATATTGGACGTATACTACGAGGCGAATCTGCTACGGGTATTGGTTCTGGTACTTAATTAAAATAAAGATAACCAATGTCATTGGGCAATTGGGGTCAATCATTTTTAAGAGGCGCTGCCGAAGGACTCTTCGGCAGCGAATACCTTAGGGACTATACACACGCAAGTAAAACATTTAGGTCTAATAGTTATCAATATACACCTAAATTAAAGTTTTTATTTCATACCTATTTTAAGATTAACACATTAGCATACGATAGAAATGTAAGTACTGGTGACAATTTTGGTCTATTAGTAAAAGAAGTAAAATTGCCTAGCTTTAATTTTGACACAACCCAATTAAATCAATATAACAGAAAAAGAATAATACAAACAAAAATAAGATATGATCCTATAACAATTTCCTTTCATGATGATAATGGCAATTTAATGAAAAATTTATGGCAGGCATATTATAACTATTATTATACTGATGGTACTATTCCTAAAGTAGTATTTGCCGGTGCAAGAGGTGGATTACCTGAAACACAGGCTGACGCCGGCGGCCAAATTACTACGGCATCACTGGCTAATTATAATGAAAGAAATTTATATAATGAAAGTATAACTGGCAACAGCGATTGGGGTTATAATACAGCGGCTGCTGTTCAATCACAAACAGGCACTGATGTTAAACCTGCATTTTTTGAAAACATTACTGTGTTTGGATTTAACCAACATAATTTTACAGCCTACACTTTAATAAATCCAATTATTACTCAATTTAACCACGACACATATAATTACAATGAGGGTAGTGGTATAATGCAAAATACAATGACAATAGACTACGAAACTGTAGTTTATAATGAGGGTGCATTAGATGGACAAAATCCTAGTGATATTGTCACTGGATTTGGTATAGAAACTAATTATGATAGAAGATTGAGTCCAATTGCTATGCCCGGGTCTAATAGAACAATATTAGGTCAGGGTGGATTGGTCGATGGAGTAGGTGGCACACTTAAAGACCTTGCGAGTGGCAATTTATTTGGAGCAATAGTAAAAGCTGGAACAACTTATAACACTTTCAAAAATCAAAACTTAAATCAAATTTACAAAGAAGAAATAAAACAATTTTTACTTCAAGCAACAAATCCAAATACCCCTGTAAATCGTAATCCTCAATTTACATTTCCTATCAAACAGGCTACACCTGGACCATTAGGATTAGCAGGTGGTGTAACAGTTGGGGCGCAACAAAATCCAGCTAATATACAAAGAAATCCAACTGCTGGTACTCAAATAAATAGAACAAATAATCCAAATATATAATATGGCACGAATAATAGACAATAGAAATAATATAGATCAAACTATTAGAATCTTTGATAGTTTTTACATGACAGATTTAGTAGTAAATGCTACTGAGTTTGATATTGTTTTTGGTTATTTTTCTAATGTATGTCAAACAGATAAAATTGCTGCTAATTTTACAACGGTTCTTTTCAGAATTGCTCAAGAAACTGGAGTGAGTGTTTTAGAGTTGATATCAATATTAAAAGGCGCCCCTAATAAAATTAAAATGAATGAAATCATTTGTTACTATCTAAATTCAACAAAATCAAAAACATCATTATATGGTATAGGTGTTGTTCCTAAACCAAATCAACCTGTTGCGCGAAATGTAGTGTTATGATATGGCTAAATGGGCGCAGGGAAAATTTATACCTAAAAATCCTAAAAAATATATAGGTAACCACACACCGACGTATAGGTCGGGTTGGGAATTTAGTTTCATGGTGTTCTTAGATTCAAATGAGCATATACTTCAATGGGCAAGTGAACCAATACGAATACCTTATAGAAATCCATTAACAGGTAAAATAAGTAGCTATGTACCTGATTTTTTGGTTTTATACGAAAACAAATATAAAAAACAAATTGCAGAATTAGTTGAAATTAAACCCAAAAAACAAAGTTTAATTGAAAGTCGTACTGCCAGTGCTAAAGACAAAGCTATTGTGGCAATCAATCAGGCAAAATGGGCGGCAGCCACGGCTTGGTGTAAACAATCAGGATTAATATTTAGAGTTATAAATGAAGATTCTTTATTTTATAATGGTGTACCAAAAAAACAAAAATGAATTTTAAGTTATTACTGAAACTAAATACTTTATTATGTCAAAAAGATTAGAAGAATTATTTCAGTTACCTGAAGATATAACCAAAGAGGTCAATGAATCTAATATTGAAGAAACACAAGTTGATTTGGTAACAAAAGAAGCTTATTCAAATTTAGAAAAAATAGAACAAGCATTACCACAGGTCAAAGGTCTAGAAGCCTGTGACACAGAAATGGATACACTTGCTGATTTTGCTAAAGACAGTTATAAAGATTTAATGGATTTGGGTATGCAGGTTGATAGTCGTTTTAGTGCAGAAATATTTAGTGTAGCCGGAACAATGTTGGGTCATGCTATAACAGCAAAAACAGCTAAAATAAACAAAAAAATAAAAATGATTGAATTGCAGCTTAAAAAAGCCCAACTAGATCAAAAACAAGAAAGTAAAGATAAAGACATAGAAGCAACACCTTTAGGTGAAGGACAATTATTAGATCGCAATGAATTATTAAAACTCTTAACTGAAAAAAGTAAGGATAAATGATAGATATATGGTGTACTTCGCGGATGTCGGTCTCAACTACTCTAATGCTACAACGGAGTATCGGCTATGACTATTTATTTGTATAAGAAAACCCACAGTAAAACCGGTTTGCAGTATCTTGGTAAAACCGTGTCCAATGACCCTCATAAATATCAAGGTTTTGGAAAGCGGTGGATGCACCATATTAACAAACATGGATATGATGTAAAAACTGAGATATTACGAGAATGCACCACTAATGATGAAGTTAAAGAATGGGGACAATATTTTAGTAAATTATGGAATATAGTAGAAAGTGAAGATTGGGCTAATATTAGAGAAGAATCAGGGGATGGCGGATTTGTAGCTGAACCCTGGAATAAAGGAAAGCGGATAGGCCCTCAACCTCCTAAAACTATAGCTAAAAGGTCTGCTGCAATGAAAGGTAGACCTGCACATAACAAAGGCGTTCCTAATCCAAGAGTCTCAGAAGCTAATAAGAGACGATTTACCGGAGTTCCTAGATCAGACAAAGACAAAGAAGCTATCTCTAGGGGAGGCAAAGGTAAGAAAATGGCAACAGTTACTTGTCCACAATGTGGTAAAATAGGCGGCCGCGGGAATATGCATCGCTACCATTTTGAGAATTGTAAATATCTAACCAGAAAGATAAATACTCAATAATATATTAGAGGTCACCTTAATGAAAAGTCTAAAACACTATATTGTAGAATCCATACATACATATAATTATAGGATCCGCGTGGCCGGAGACATTGATAGTAATAAATTAGATTTGCTGCATCACAACCTTCAGAAGTTCAGTCCGGTCAAAATCACCGCGCCGAAGTCTACTCCCATTCAGAAAACAGTGGCAGGTTTTCCCGGTATAGAAAATGAGAGAGTGACTACTATTGATGCGGAGTTTCGCTACCCTGCAACAGAACCTATGGTAAGGCAAATTGCTCAACTGCTTGGTATAGATGAAAATTTAGTTAGAATGGTTAGCTTAGATTATGCGGACAGTTTAGAAAGCGAAATGGAACAATATTCAAATCAAATGAAGAATAGTCCCGTATTAACACATGAAGAAATGGAAGATAGTGGTAAAGAAGCTAGTAAACAATATGCTGGTTCATATTTACAAAGTATTAAAGATCAAGATAAGGATTCACAAATGACAATGCCATTTGATGGTAAAAAAACATCAAATGCATTTGATCCATTCAAGCCTTATACAGATGACAAAAGTTTAGGTCGTAAAAGTCCAATGACTACTATTACTAGACCACCCAAGCCAAAAACTGGCAGTATGGTTTAATAAAGGATTATAAAATGAACATGAAAGAAATGTTAGAGAAACTAGGCAGTTTAAGTGAAGCAGTAGAAAAAACTGCCACAGGAATTAAACATACAGCCAACCCCGGTGGTTATGGACGTAAGTTTGATACTGACGAAGAAGGCGACGAAAAACAAGAAAAGAAGCCTGAAGTAAAACGTGGTCGTGGTCGTCCTAAAAAGGGTGGTGATAGTGAAACAGGTCATGTACCACAATATAGTGGTGCAAAAGAATTACAAAAATGGATTGTAGGCAATGTTCCTAAAAGTCCAAGTAAAGAATTAAAAAAATTACCAACAACCAAGCATACATTAAAAGATTGGATTGAAAAAGTAGATAATAAAAAACTTAATGAGCAAGGTATGGCAGAAGCAGAACAAATCGTTGTTCAACCTGCTAAACAAAATACACAAGTAATAAAACAAGGTACAAAAACATTAGGTACAGTTTCTAATCCACAATTAGCAGCAACAATTAAACAAGCTATTGGTAAGGGTGAAATGAGTTTGGCAGGTTCTAACCTAGGCGAAGAAATGCTTGATGAAAAATGGGCCGGTGATGCAGAAATCAAATCAACCGGTGAATATTCTGGAAAGTCCGTAGAACAGTTAAAATCAATCCTTGCTAAATTACATAAGTCAGGGCCACATAAAGAAGGTAGCCCAGAAGCTAAAAAACAAAAACAAATTAACTTTGCTCTAAGAGCAAAGGGTGGCTGGAAGAAGGGTGAAGGCGCCGCAAAGCGTGAAGATATGAGTGAAGCAGAACGCCCAAGCGATGATTCTGATATGGGTGCTGGATTAGGTGCTGGTCGTAGCCAAACCACTCTAGAAAGTCGTGTCAAGGCTGATAATAAAGCCGAAAAAGCAGGAAAAAAAGTCACTAAAGATTTAGAGTATGATATGGGTCATAAAGGCAAAGATGACAAAAAAGCTGAAAAGGCTGGGAAAAAGGTCACAAAAGACATAGAATACGATGAAAAGAAAGACAAGAAAAAGAAAGTAAATGAGAGTATGCATAAACATAATGCAGCAAAATTAATTGGTAAAGCACACGCACTAGCCAAAGAAGGATATAATTGCAAGTACGAAGATATGGATGAGGCAAGAGCATATCATGATGGCTTCAAAGAAGGTCTTGATGAATGCTATGGTATGATGCCTATTAGAGGTGTTGTAGTAGGTGAAGATGACATGCCAGCAGCAACAGTGCCTGGAATGGCAAGTCAAGCTATGCCCGCTATGGAAGATGATTTAGATGAAATGAGCCGTGGTGAATGGATGCGCCATAAAGCAAAAACTACACCAGGCGATACATTTAGTGCATTTGGACAAACTATGCATGATCGTGATGTATTAGAAATGGATAATTTTGCATTTGAATCACTAGACAAACAACTTAATGCACTACTTAATGAAAGTGAACAAGTTGACGAGGGTTTAAGTGTCTCTATAAGCACAGGACAACAGGGAAATCCTGATAGTGTTTCAGTAACAGCACAAGACGCAGAAGCAGAAAAACTAATGAGTTTTATTAAACAAGTTGGTTTGGGTGGCATTACAGGTGGTGATACAAGTGATTATGGTACTACACAAGATTCCCCATCACATAAACATGGCGACATAGCTGTAATTGATGATCATGATGGTATGATGTCTATGATGAAAAAGATGGCAGGTTTATCAGGTAATTCAACAGATAGTCAAGATTATAAAGATGAAGAAGGTCACGATCATACTCATGAAGAAACTTGCATGGAATGTGGTGGAATGATGGAGGCTGGCCATAGTTGCGGTTCAAAAGAAATGGTTGACGAAGTAGAATCAGAAGACCAAATAACCGATGAAGTTGCAGAAGCTTCCCCACAAGAAGCTGGTGCCGAAGAAGAAGCCATGACAGCCAGTGATGAAGATGCAGAAGCACAAGAAGATAGTGCATTAGCAAAATCTGATCAACAAGATAAAACTGATACAGTAAACGAAGGCGGTGATGGCGGAGAAGCATCAGAACAAAATGATGATGAAGAAGAAGTTAGTGAACAATTAGATGAATGGGCCAATGATGCAGGCAAAGATGGCACAGATCAAGCATTTATGCGTGACATTGATTTTATGACAAAGGTAATTTCAGGTGGATTGAATAAACCTAAAGTAACAGGTCAAACAACTATTCCCGTCATTGCAGGCCAAGATGCTAGAACCGGAACAGAAGATGTTTCAGCATGGCAAAAATTAGCAGGAATAAAAAAATAATAATATGAGTTGTAAATTAATACCCGACATTTGTCGGGTATTTTTTTTCCTATTGTGTTTATGAAAAAAACGATAAATACATAGATTGTTTCAAAAATAATAGCCGGAAGATAAAATGAAAAATATAAAACATTTTGAATATAAAGAGAGAATAACAGTATGAGCCAAGAAAATATAAATTACGGCGCATTTCCTGATGATCCTTCGGCGGATGCAATTAGAACGGCATTTGAGAAAGTTCAAAATAATTTTACTCAAGTATTCAACAATATTAATACCGGTGACGTTACTGGTATTAATAAAACTCCAGGTGCTGGAATCACAGTTAGCCAACCAACTGGTAATGTAATCGTTAGTGCAAATATTGCTAATATAACAGTATTATCAAATACATTAAGTCTTGGACTTAATACTATTAATAGGAGTAACCCAAATCCCAATAGTACTACTCCTAGCAATGTTTTTATATCAAGTTCTACAACACTTTTAGTTGACTTACCCAATGAAATATCAAATATTACAGCAATTAAAGTAAACGGTAATATTACTTCTAATAATGCAAATCTTGGTAATTTAGCAGCAGCAAACTTCTTCCAAGGTGATGGTGGGCTTCTTACAAATGTTTATGCAAATGGAACACTTGCTAATGGTACATCAAGCGTAACAATACCTGTAATAAATGGTAATGTAAACACAAGTGTAAATGGAATACCCAATGTGTTTGTGGTTACCGCTACAGGAGCAAATGTAATTGGTACATTTACTGCAACCGGTAATATTTCTGGTGGTAACCTAACAACTAATGGTTCATTGAATGTAACCGGCAATGCAGATGTTGGTAATATAAGTGCAATTAATGCAAACCTTGGTAACCAAGTTACAGCTAATTTCTTTACAGGAACATTAACAACAGCAAGTCAACCAAATATTACTAGTCTTGGAAATCTAACTAATTTAACTGTAATCGGTAATACAAGTACCGGTAATTTACTAATTCAAGCAAACATACCAACAAGCACAATTATAAACTTTAATTCAACAAGCAATAATTGGTTTAGAACTACCATTTATCATCCAAATACATCAACAAATTATCCTAATTGGGAAACTGCAAGGTATCGCGGTAATATTACAAATCCCACTACAGTAGT